CCGTGGATGTCGAGAAGCATCCGCGAGGCGGACGATCCCCACCCGCCCGGCGGGGGGATGTCGGCACCGAGCATGGCTCCGATGCCGAGTTCAGACTTGCCGGTGTGACACTCCGTCCCCTCGACGACGTACACCGTCTGGGCGTACTCGCACAGGGGTTGAAGCATCTGCACGGCGGCGCGGATGTGGTCGGAGGTTTCGACCGACCACACCTGCGTCGTGCGGTGGTGGTACCCCTCGATGAGGTCGCCGTTGAGGATGATGCCGAACGGGCCAAGGGACTTCGCCCACTTGAGCATGTCAGCCCATTGGGCGTTCATCCACGATTGCACGCGGTTGGGTGACACCCGCACGCCCTCGGAAGTCTCGAAGCCCTTGGGGACTGGAGAGACGACCGAACCGGCGTGAAGGTCAGAGACGATGAGCCAGCGAAGTGGGGTTGTCATGGGGTCACTGGGGCTTCATATCTCAATTCTCCGTCAACGATGGAGAACCCGGGGCCAAGCGTGATCGAGGTTGGTTGCCCAGTTCCGCTTTCGAGGCCCAAAACGCTGGGTCCAGTAATGTCGGGAAGCGTGCCGCCGCTCACTGGCATCGCTGCTTCAAGCCGTGCTATGCGATCAGTCAGTTCGTTCAGTTTGCGCTCGACCGCCTGAGTGAACGCCGCGAACAGCGGGTCGGTGCTGGCCTGCCGGGGGAGGCGTGTCACCGCTGGGGCTCCAGACTCCGGGCGGGCAAGTCCTCGCGGAGCGTGTTCCAGAAGTAGGACAGGCCCACCGCGTTCTGGAAGGGGGTCACGCTGCGGATCGCCTGCAAGTCCTCGCGGCTGAACGAATACTCCGGGCTGAGGCTGGGGGCGACCGCACCGCGAACGGCGTTGGACGCGCCGGTCACAAGCGAGAGGGTCGGGTTGCCGAACAGGATGTGTCCCTGCAAGCCGCTGTTGCGGGCGGGTGCGAACGGCTGCTGGCCCCAGACGTGGAAGCCAACGGTGTCCGCCGCCAGCGGGAACAGGCTCGACCACTGCGAGCGGGCGAACATGGCCGTGGCAAGGGACTTGGCGGACAGACGATCCTGCAAGAACTCATCCCGGTCCTCACGGCCAAGGGAGTTCACGTAAGTGAGGGCGACGTAGCCGAGCAGACCACCGATGGAGTTCACCAGCATCGTGCCCGCCTGCTCCCAGCCTTCGCCGTTCATAAACCGCTGGGCACCCCGGAGTGTGGCCTTCTGGTACGCGACGTTGGCGAACGTGCGGAACTGCATGATCGTCTTGCCGATAGGCGTCTGCATCCAGAGCGTGCTGTTGCCGAAGTCGTTCTCTTGGTTGACCTCGCGCCGCATCCGGTCGAACGCGGACTGGAACGCGGCATACGCCTCGTAGTCGTCCCACTTGTCCAGACCCAGATGCTCGATGGCGTTGTTGGACTTGAGCTTGCCGTGCGTGCGAATCTGATCGGCCACGCGGTCGGCCTTGTCGCCCAACCCCATCCGCTCGAAGATGGCGGTCGGAGTCTTTCCGTCAAGGATCGCATCCCCGATCCGCTGCATGGCGGTCAGGGCGGCCATTCGCTGGTTGAACAGGTTGATCGGGCGGGAGAATCCAATCCACGAAGTCACACGCCCGATGTTCCGCATGGCTGTCTCGACGCGGCCACCAGCCAACTGGTTGCTGGCGGCATCGTCATCGAAGCGGTTGATCATCCGCTCGGACACAGCCTCGGCACCCACGCCGAAGTGGTACTCCAGTTCCCGCACAGTCTCGGACGGCAACTTGCCAGCGCGGGCCATTGACAGAAGGCTGTCCAACTGGGGCACCTGCTTGCGGAGAGCCTTGGCGTTCTCGGGGGCTAGGAACTTGAAGGTGTCCGCGATCTGGGCGAACCCGTTCACGTTCATCACCACGCCGTAGGACGCCTGCCGGGCAAGGGCCAGAACGTCATCCACGCGGCCCCGCAACTTGGTCGAAGGCGGGAACAGCACCTCGCCCATGACGTGGCGATAGCCGACAGTCAGGCGGTCGATGTTCGCCTCAAGGTCGCGGGAGATGGCCAGCATGTCCGCGCCGGGCTGCAACGCCTTCTTCTGGGCTTCCGACCGGATACGACCGAGCAACCCGTCGAAGGTGTTGACCTCGGCATACCCCTTCGCCCGGAACGAACGGAAGATTTCAGACGTGGCCGATGCGCCAATCGCCTTCCGGCGGTAGACCGTCATCAGCACGTCAACGTCGTTCTCCAGAATGTCCTCGATGGACAGCCGACCGGCGGGGGTCACGATCTCGGTCGTCTCGTCCAGAGCCACACGGGACCGGGCCGAGTCGATCCGGCCAGCCTCGGATTCCTGGTCCACCATCCGAGCCAACGTCGCGGTGATCGTGTCCTCTGGCACTCCCTTGGACCGGAGAATCTGGGCCAGCACGCCGCTCATGTCGGACGGCATCTGCACCACGCCGCCGACAGACTCGAACCCGAGTTTGCCAGCGACCATCCGCTCGACCATGCCCGCCGCCGCCGCATCCAGAATCTTCGGATCGATGGGCGGGAAGGCGTTGGGCTTGAGGCGGTTCGCGGCCATGTGCCGCTCCATCGCCTGCCGGAACAACTGGACCACGTTGTCCATCCCGTGCCGGTTGATCGCTTCCATCGTCCGCGTGAGGTTGTACACGCGATGGACGTAGTTGTCGTTGGGGTTGACACTCTCCATGCCCGCGACAAGGTGCCGCTGCTGGAGGTTGAGAAGTTCGCTCAGTTCACGCCGAACCGCATCGGCGGCCTTGTTGATCGCCGGGTTCTGGGTGTACTGGCCGGGCTGACGACGGGCGGCCTTGGCAACCTCTTGGTTGAACTCGCGGCGGCCCCGGAACATCAGGTCCACGCGGCCACGGCCGGTCGCCGCCTGCTGCTGGCTCCAATCGTTGAACGCCTCATCCATCGACCGGGCGTGCGCGATCTCCCGCTTCTGGACGTTCTGGCGGACCCACGAATCCGCAGCGGAGGACATATTCACCGTGCCGTCCGCTCGAACAAGCGAGTCGGAGAACAGCATCGTGCCGAGTTCCCGCACGTCGTCCACCAGCGAAGTGCCGACCTGATACGCAAAGTCCCAGCGGGGTGCGTTCAGGGGACGGGCAGGGGCAGCCGCCCGCATCTCCGTCGCCACGAAGTCGCCCGGTTCGACCGCGCGGTCCACGGTGGAGATCGTCTGGCCGGGCGTGGTGGCACCCACGGCCACGGCGGGTCCGTCGTTGGCGGGCGGAGGCGGAGGCGTGCTGTCGGAGTAGGCGTCGAAGAGGGTGGGCTGGGTCGGGTCGAGGGCGGGGGGGATGTTCATGTCCGCCGGGTCGATCAGCACGTTGCCCGGAGTGTCATCCAGCACGTTGCGGATCAGGATGTTTTCGTCAACCGACCGGATCAGGTTGGTCAGGACCGTGCGAGCATCAAAGATGCTGTTCAGGCCCATGCCGAGGTACAGGTCGCGGGCGGACACTTCGGTCGCCCCTTCGGCCGCACGCTTGAGAATCAGGTCGGCAGCCGCCGTCCGGCCGTACAGCAGGTCGATCTCTTCGGCACGCTTCTCGGGGGTGCTGTTCGCCCACCGATCACCGAACTCGATCACCACCTTCCCGTTGTCCTCGCCGACACGGACTTGGAAGTCCTCGGGCACGTACCGAAGATCGCCAAGCGGAAAAGTTCCAGACAGCAGGGCGTCCTTGCCAGCACGCATGGTCGCGTTCGGAATGTCGATCTCGGCCAAGCCAGCGACCTGCCGCTCGGTGTTCGGGAACGCCCGCCGGACGCGGTTGACGACCACGCGGCTCAGGTCGGGGCCAAGCGTGAACGTCTGCGTCTCGTTGGTGTCCAGCACCGCGTTGGCCACGCGGGACAGACGGGCCTCGACAAAGTTGTCGAACTGCTCCACCTTCCCCGGCTTGAACGTCGTCCGCTGCTCACCCTCGGGCGTGAGCGGCAAGCCAGCCGCACGGGCATCGTCACCCGCCACGACCAGCGGAACCTCGCTCAGACGCGCCTCGATCTGCGACCGCACGGTCGGGGGCAAGGCCGCCAGCGAACCGCCGACGATCATCGCCATCGCAGCGGCGGAGGCAGCGTCACCCACGCTTTGCCCGGAGGCGACACCCACACCACCCACGGCGGCGAACTGACCACCGCCGGTCAGGGCGAAGCGACCGCCACGGGATAGGTTCTGGCCGAGCGGCCCGGTGATACCCGCCGCCGCACCGGAGGCGAAGGCGGTGGCCAGGGCCGAGTTGTCAAGCGTCGGGTCGTAGGCAGCCCGGAGCGATTCGGCAGCAAGGTTCACGGTGCCACCAATGGCACCTTCCCGCAGCAACAGCGAAAGGCGGCCCGCTCGCGTCAGGGAACGCATGGCCGTCGCGGCTCGGCCAAGCGGGACCGCCAATGCCACGACGTTCACAGGGTCGATGAATGACAGGCCGGAGTTCAGCATCTCACCGGCGAAGCCAGCGGACATCATCCGCTCTTTGGATTCGCGCGTTTGGATGAACTCGTTCCGCCAGTAGTCAGCCTCTCGCTTGCTGGGGGCCTGCCGGAGCGATTCAAACGCCTCCGGCGGAACACCCTCTGCGTACTTGAAGAATTCCTCGTCGGTCTTCCACGGCACCGGCTGGTTGTCGTCCTCGACGAACATCCGGCTCAACATGCTCGACGCCGCGTTCGCACTGGTGGTCTGCCACCAATCCGAGATGCGGAAGTTGAAGATGCTGGTTTCGGGAGTCTCTTCCGGGATGACCGTCGCCGCTCCTGGGCCGCCGAACTGAGGGGCGATGCGGGTGCGGGGGAGAAACGGGTCGCTCATGGTTGCGGTCGGTTGAGGGCGCGGATGTACGGCTCATCGGCCGGTCGCGGACGGAGGGAGTCGCGTCGTGCTTCTTCCGCACGATTGCGGGCGTCGACAATTTTCTGAGACAGTTCGGCCGGGGTCGGCCCGCGAAGGGCGGCCTGATACACCCGACGCTCGCGCTCGGCTTCCTGGGCGTCCTGCAACGCAACGTAACGGTCGGCACTCTGGCCGCCCAGCAGGGCGTTCAAGTCGCCAATCGTGACCATCCGGCCGGTCGTGCCAAACTGGTTCTCGTCGGTGCGGTACACCAACTGCCACTGGTCGGTGATGTTCCCATCGCCAACCGGGGTGAGATAGAAGTCCTTGTGGGTAAGTCCGCCGTTGCTGCGAGAGAATGGCGGGTTGTCCTTGAGGAACTGCTTGGCCATCGACGTGCCGACGCGATTGAACAAAGCAGCCTTCGCGTCTGCACCGCCCTTGATTCGCGGGTCATTGACCAGGGCAAGGTCGGGTCCGACCAGCCGGTAGTTCTCCTGCATCGTCTTGACGGCAGCGGCTAACGCCGATTCGTCGTTGTCGAAGCCGAGACGCTTGGCGTTGAACTCGCGCGACAGTGCCGAACGAACATAGTCCGTCTGGTTGGCGTCGTCGGGCTTCCAGAAGGCCAGTGCCCAACTGGTGTTGGTCAGTTCCCGGACGGCATTGTCCAGCTTCTCAGGCTTGAGGTTGAAGTCCACGCCACGGGCCTTCGCCTCGGCCACCTGACGCCAAGCGGCAACCACCTGGTCATCGGGCACATTGGCAAGCCCGGCGGGCGTGATCGGCGTGGAGGCGTTGATCCGTTCGGCAACCGCCCGGAACAACTTCTGCTGAGGCTCGCTGCTGTGTGCCGTCTGCACGGCGGGGCCAAGCGAGTTGAAGATGCGGAACGAGTTCGTAAACGACTTCGCAGACTCGGGGTTGCCGGGCTGGTCGGTCGTTCCCAACTGGGCGTTTGCGCCAGCGGAGATCAAGTTGGCAAGGCCATCCCACCTGAGCCCGGTCGTAGACAACCAAGTGTTCAGCCGAACCGCCCGCTCCGCCGGGGGGACGCTCTGGTCGCTGAGAATCGCACGCCCGCGTCGGTCCACGGCGGCGGCGATGTATTCGCTGCTGTCAACCATGCGAGGTTGCCCGTTGCTGTCAAGCACGGGTTCGCCGTTGCTCGTCATCATCTGCACCTTCGGCGGGAGTGATGCCCATCCGGTCCCGCTGACAAGGGTGTCGAATAACGACTCGGTGTTCGCCTTGGCGGCGTTCAACTGGGATTGCTGAGCACGATCTTCCAAGTCGCGGGTTTCAGTGGCGATGCCGCGCTCGATCTGCTCCGCGATGGGGCGAAGGGCGATCTCGCTCTGGCCAGACCGGCGAGCGTCGTTGTAGAACTCAACAACGCTTCCAAGCGATATCGCTCCTGTGGAATACTGATTCTGGATTCCAGCGACCGCCTCGCGGAACTGGGTGGACTGCTGGTTCTCCCTTCGGGCAGCAACGTCGTCCAGTTTGGCCCTGACCAAAGCCTGCTCCGCCATGAACCGATCCGGCCCGATCACCGCCGTCAGATTTTGGACCACGTTTTCCTGACCGAGTTCCGCCGCTCGCATCATGGCAGGAATGATCACCTCCTTTTCGGCTTCAGCCTGCGACACGCGGAACGTCGCCATGTAGCCCTTGACAGCCATGTCAATCAGGCCACGGTCGTTGCTCATTGCCCCGCTCATGGCCAGATCGTTCATCTGCTGGCCAATCTCCACGCTGGCGGTCTTGGCCGCTTCTTCGGTGGCGCGGATCGAGTTCTCCAGCAGCACGGGGGTCGCCCGCGCCCGGTAGCCAATCGCCTCCGCCTCACTCATGTTGGCGGTGCGTTCGGCCATCACCCGCTCGATCAACTGCTCGTCAGTCTCTTCGCCCTGACGGGCGATCCGGCCAGCGGCAATGTCCGCCGCGATCCGGGGAAGTTCGTTCTGGGCGGCGGTCACGCCCTGCGCTCGCATCAACGCCTCGGCCGCGTCATCCTCAGCCTCGGTACGGCGGGCCTCCGCTTCGGTCTGGGCACGCTCCTGGGCAGCCACCTGACCGGCCATGCCCACGGCACCCGCCAGACCTGACAGGGCTTGCGCGAGGTCTGCGGCCCGCTGGGCGGCCGAGAAGTCCCCATTGCTCGCCGTCACGCCCGGAGCCGTCAGGCCGACCCGAGGGCCGTCCGGCGTGGGCAGGCTTCCGCCCGTCCGCCGCGTCCCCGACTCAGGGGCCGAAGTCTCAATCGCGTTGGGAGGCAGCGTCAGGCCGCCGAACCGTCCGCCGAAGCTGCTCATTACGGGCCTCCCATAGCCGAGTTGATGCCGGAACTGATCTGCATCCCCTGTGACATGCCATTCATGGCACCTTGGAAAGCAGACAAGAATACCGACTGACGACGGCTGTTCAGCCCGTCGATGTTCGCCGCCGTCTGGCTACCCGCCGACTGGAGGGCCATGCGGACGTTCTGACTAAGGGTGTTCTGGTCTGCCGCAGCAGCGGCAACCTCCGCCCCGGCCAGCGCGTCAGGCGTGCCCGCCGCAGACAGACCGGCCAACGCCGATGCCGCCCGTAGCCGACCTAATGCCCTCCGCCTGGATTCCAGTTCGTTCTGCTTCTGTTGAGCGTTCTGCGCCGTCAACTGGGCTTGCTGGATCATCAACGCCCGTCGCTGGTTGTTGACCGCATTGCCGATAGCATCGTTCGCAGCCGAGGCTTGGCTTGCCCCGATGATGCCCTGCGCGATCGCCATTGTTCCGCCCATATGTTCACCTCTGTAGTGGAACCGCGTCCATCGTTCCCGTATAGGACACAATGGAGAACGGACGGCCACCACCGGCCAAGCTCTCCAGAAACACCTTGGTCTGCTCTGGATCGCCGCTGATCCAGAACGTGATTTGCCCCGTCGAGACAGTCCCGGCCGGGGCCGTGAACGTCCGCGTGCGGTCGGCCCTGAGCGGAGTCACCGCCCGGATCACGAAATCCCCGCTGTTCTGGAACGCGAAGGTAAACTCGCGGAGCGTCGTGTTGGCCGACAAATCTGCGAATCCCTCTATGTTCCGCAAGTATGGGCGCGACAACTCAACAGTGGACGCGAATGAACGCCCACCAACGTGCGACCCTGCGGACAGGTCTACACCGGACACCCTGATCTGAACAGCGGACGGGCGAGTCGTGGGGTACACGATCCCGTTGGCGACCACGCGGTCCAGCGTCGAATCCGACACCGAACCGGGCAGGGTCCAGGTGGTGTTGCTGCCGGAGAACGATCCGCCGGTCAGGGTCACGCGAGCGTCCAACGACGGGGAGAACGGGGACAGCCGCTCCCGCATGGGCCACCGCTGGATGGTGAACTGCCCGGCCGTCTCCACCAGCGCGACCGCTTCCTCGCCCAGCACGCTCACGTCCGCGATGCGGGCGGAACCACCCAGCGTCCACGTCGCCCAAGCGGACTGCTCCTTGCGGGAGCCCAGCCAGAACGAGCGGTAGGCGTACACCGTCGAGCCGGTGCCGTTGGGCAGCACCAGAACCGTGTTCGTGGACGGATCCGCCGCCAGGGTGCGAACCGTGGCGGGCAGCAGCCCGGAACAGTGGACGGTCAGGTCCGCCGAGGACGACAGCACGTTGGCGTCGTCGTAGAAATACTCGAACATCGTTCCCTGCGGGTTGAGCCCGAACAGGTACACCCGCGACCCCAGCACGCTCGGCTCCACGTCCAGCAGCCGGAGCCCGGTCGTCTGGACCAGCGAAGCGGTGGTGGGGGAGAGGATGTCCGGGGAGGACAGTTCGTATTGCTGGCCGGGTCCGACCGCGAGCAACGCCCGCCGGAACGGGACCAGCCGCCGGAAGTCTGCCACCTGCGACGAGTTCGGCCCCACGTCGATTGGGTCCGAGTCGGTGATGACATCGGTGTCGTCGATCCACAGGTTGAAGTAGTCCCCGCTCTGCGAGAGCAGGATGCGTTCGCCGCTGCACAGGGCCAGCCGGTCGCGGTGGACGGCAAGGTCGCGGATGGGGGTTCCGGTGGTAAACAGAGTGGGGGGCTTGTTGCTGGACTCGTTGCCGCTGGTGCGGTCAGCCCACGTCGCCAAGTCGATGCTGAACGTGCTGGGCGAACTGGCCGGGGAACCCAGCACCGTCCGCCGCATGACCACGGGCATCGTCGTCGCGTCCACCACGGCGGTCGTCTGGCCGCTGGCAGCCACCCGCTTCCACCGATCCGCCACCGGCAGGGTCCGGCTGGCAGCATTGCCCGCACCAGCCGCAACAGTCGATCCGGTCGGGTTGAATGGGCCACCAGCCGCCGCCAAATCGAACACGCTTGACACCGCCGCCCCGATTGCCGCACCGCTGTAAACGGACGGGATCGTCGCCAGTGTTCCGCGATACGGGGAAGTGATCGTGAAGTACCCGGCCCGGTTGGTCCCCGAGCGGGTCCACGTCCATGAGCAGCAGGCGTCGGGTGCGTTCGCGGCCCGGAGGGCACGCTGAATCTCCAACGCCACGTCGTTCATCGTTGCCACGCCAGCGGCGCGGAAGTCCGTCACCACCGAGGACTCGCAGCCAACATCCGACAGGGTGATGCCGCTTCCGTTCGCGCCGTTGGCGTCCAGCCTCAGTTGAGACAGACCCACCAGCAGTTCTGTCACCCGATACCAAGTGCCAACACTCAATCCGCTGGTGCCCGCGTTGCTAACGCGAACGAAGTCGCCAACATCCAGATTGCCTAGGACCGCCCAATCGCCAGAACTCGCGGTCAGAATCTTGGTCGTGTTGTCCCATGACCCGGTTGCACCGGAAGTCCCAGCCTTACGGAACGCCACCTTGAACCCCGACGCCGGTCGGGCGGTGTACGTGGCCACGTCGATCCAGTCGGGCGTACCACCAGCCGCCACCGTGGGTAGCTGGATCGAAGCAAACAAGGACTGCGAACCGGCCGCTCGGATCGTGCCATTCCCGGCGTTGTCGTCGTACCGCCAGAACCCCGCAGGCGAGGTCGGGCTTGCCGCTTGGGCCTGGTACACCCCGAGGTAATTCCCCGGCTGGCTGAACACCTGGGCGTCCGTCTCCAGCACCGCCTCCACCGTGTAGCGATCCGCAGACTTCAACGCGGGGACCACCTTGGTGTTCAGGATGAACGTGGTGTCCGCCACGGTCAGGAACCGCAGGTCGTCCGCCGTCGCACTGCCAGCGGTCAGGTAGGTCTGGGCCGCGCTGGTGATGTTCACCGTCGCCTCAGCACCGTTGCTGGGCATACGGAACGCCCGCACGGCCATGCTGCCACCCACCAGCCCGTACACCACCGCGTACCGCTCTGCCCCGTTGTCGCGGTCGATGGGGTGGGTGCGGTAGTTGCCCGCACCCGTCAACCCCGTGACCACCCGGTCGATCAGCGTGCCCGGTCGGGACGAACACCCGTCGATCAGGCTGAACTCCACGTTGGTCGCGGCCCCGGTCTGGCCCGGCAGGCGAACCGCCGGGTGCTGCCGAGATTCGCCGCCCGCCAAGATGGGGACGCGGAAGGTGGTTTGTTCAGCCATAGTTATCGCGCGATGTTCGGGTCATACCAGCGACGACCACGCACGCGGGCGTGTTCGGTGGTGTTGAGCAGGTTGGTCTGGCGGGCATCCTCGTCCTCACGCAGCGCGCGGGACCGGGCCGTCGTCAGTTCCATCTCGATCAGGCGAGCGTCGGTCAGGCCACGCTTCTTGAACGTCTGGAACGTCATCTTGGCCGCGACCGTGACCAGTGTGGCCAGCCCGTGCGGGAGGGTGTCGAACGCGGGCGAATCGCTGGCCCGCACGTACACCCGATGCTCGAACAGGTCGTTGCGGCTGTTCAGTTCGTTGGCAGGCGGACGGCTCCCGGCCTCCCGATAGAACCGCAGGTAGGTGTTCCCGTCCCCGCCACCCAGCGCGGCGAGGCGCGTGGTCTGCCGGGGGCTGGGGCGAACCATCGTCCATGCGTTCGGGACCGCGATCCGCACCGGCGTAACGGTCGCCACAGCGGACACCGTGCGGGTCGTGCCGGACATGGCCCCGGTCAGCCCGCCCGATGCGTTGAACGTCCCGCTCACCGGAGCGAGGAACAGCGACGTGCCGACCTGGTGGTTGAAGATGCCCACCGCGCCGGTGCCGGTCTGAGTCACCTGCTCGCCGTAGGTGAACGAGCCGGTGCCGCCAACAGTCAGGCGGGTGGTCGGCGGGTCGATGGCGTACTCGCTTACGTCGGTGCAAGCCCACCCCTCAGACAGCACGTTGACGCGGGCGCGCTCCAGATGGGTCTGGGCCTGTGCAGCGTCGGAAGTGCCGCCGGGGTCCAGCACCAGCACCGGGGCTTCACCGATGCCTTCGAGAATCTGGTTCACCGCGTCAAGGACTGTCATGCGTTAGGCTCCCCGCACCGCGAAGGCGACCGTCGCCCCGCCCAACGAGCGGGCGCGAACGTGATGGATCGTGCCGGTCTTGGCACCCTTGCCCACGAAGTCATACGACCGACCCGCGTTCATCGGCTGGGTGTCAGCCGACGCGGGGTTGGCGACCGTGACGTTGTGAACGGTGTTGACTTGCAGTTCGATGCTGCCGGACAGAACCTCCACCGTCACCAGCGAAGCCCCGATGCTGTCATCGGTGCCGCCGAACAGAGTGGTGCGGAACAGGTCGGTCCACGTTGAGCCGCCGCCAGCGGCGACGGACAGAGATTCACTTCCTTTGGGCATTGTCGTCCTTTCGGAACAGTCGGATGATGCGATCAGACAGCAGCAGTGCCACCAGAGCCCACAGCCCGGCTGCGATCCACGTCTCGGGAGTCGATGATGCCGTCGCCGGTAACGTCCCCGCCACCGCTGGCCTTGTACTCGTTGACGGCGCGGAGGCGGGCGAGTTCGGCCGCTCGCTGGGCCTCGTCCCATGACTGGTCGGAAGCCTGCCGGGCGGACTCAGCGGCGGCTGCTCGGGTTTCAGCCTCCCGACGCTTGCTGGAGTTGCGGGCATTGACGCCCAAGAGTCCGGTGATGACGGCCGCAATGCCGGTTCCGGCGATGGCACCGGGTGGTCCGAAGACGAGTCCGCCGAGAGTGGCAAGTGCGGAAGTGGCTCCCTCCGCAAAGTCGGTCGGGTCTGCGCCGACGGGAAAGCCCACGACGGTCGTGCCGTCAGAAGTCCTCCCTGCGGCACAACCGCTCAGAGTGAGAACGATCAGCACCAGCAGGCCGAAGGTCAGCCCGAGCAGGAAGCCCTGCGTCCGCTTGGTCCAGATCAGGGACTCCCACTTGCTGAGTCCGAGCCATTGAAGAATCTTGCGCATGTGTTACTCCAGAACGATGGTCGAGCCGCGAGAGGATGACGGGGTAGACAGAGCCGCCGACGACCGGAGCCAGTCGGCCAAGGCCGTCGAGTTGCGGGCGTTGTCCTCGTCGATGCGGACGAGGTGGACGGTGTGCGGCTCCACCGGACCCTGGGCCAAGTCCGCGTGATGCACGCTGTTCGGGCGAATGTCCTGCGTCCAGTTGGCGGTGGTGGTGGCCACAACGGTGCCACCCATGAACACGGCGAACACCATGTTCCCGTTGGCGGCGCGGCTGATGCCGATGCCCAACTGCGTGCTCCGTCCCCACTCAAAGTCCTGGTCGGTCGGGGCCACCAGTTGGGCGGTGTTAGTGCCGTCCGTGAACGTGATGCGGTCGTTGGCCCCGAGGTCGAGCAACGCCCAGAGGGTGCGGGTCTGACCCGAGCCGAGGGACTGGACCAAGGTGAATAGACGCCGCGAACCCGCGTTCGGGCGGGTCAGGTCGTACATATCCGGGCCGTCGTCGGAGTTCTGGAGGGCGATCAGGAACGACCAGTTGGCCGTGGGGTTCCAGCCGGTGGAAATGGCGTGATCCGCGAAGATGGTGGAAGCGGCCGCGCCAGTTGAGGCAGGCGGGGGGATCAGCGGGATTTCCGAGGTTGCCCCGGCGGTGACAGACTCCACCGAGATCAGCACGTCGCAGGGACGGGCTGCACTCGAGGAACACTGGAGCCGCATCAGCAGACGCCCGGTCTGGGTCGTCCACGTCGCCGCGTCGATCTCGATGGTGAACGGCACCCAGCCACCGCCGTCTTGGTTGGACGGGCCAGAGCCGAAGGTTGAAGCCCCGGTGCCGTACCGGAAGCGGAACTCCAACTGAGGACGGGGCACGTTGTACGGGGCAGTGGTGTTGTTCGCCCACGGCTCGGCCGGAGGCAGCACGTACACCCACAGTTTGACCTTGAGCCGCTGGCCGGAGACGGTCAGGCCGGAAGGCGTGATGAAGTGTTCGCCGCCGTAGTTGGAAGTGGCTCCGGTGTTGGTGTAGCGGTAGACGTTGCGGCCGGTCGGGCAGCGGGGGATCATCCGCCCAGTGACAAACCCCACGTTGAGGTACGTCGCGGTCACGTCGGTCACGGTGTTGCCCGCCCCCGGCGCGTCAGACTGGGTGATGATCCCGTCCGCGAAGTTCGTCACCGGCGGCGAGATCACCAGCGGACGCCCGATCATCATCGGCGGGATGCCCACCTGGATGAGCTCCAGCGTGGTCGAAGTGACCCGCTCAAGGATGACATTCGGGCCGTTGGGCACGCCACGCCCACCACGCACGTTGGTCCACGCGAACAACTGGCCCCAGTTCAGGCCGTCGGGCGACCAGCAGAGTTTCTGCGTCGGGGCGTAGACACCCCAGTTGCCCGAGCCAGGCGAGAGCATGGTGCCGCCGGGGTCTTGCCCGTCCAACAGCATCGTAAACGACCGGGGCGGGTTGTAGTCTTGGCACCAGAGGCCGAAGTTCTCCCACATGTACTGGGGAGCGGGGGCAAGCCCCTGACGAACCCGCACCGGCTCAAACACCGCCTTGGAGGTGCCAGCGGTGGGGGGAACGATCATCCGCGAGATGGGGGTCTGGCCGATGTCCTGCGTGACGATGAACTCGAACGGGTTGCCGCCCACCGGAGCCGGGCTCATGTACTGGTTGTGGTCCATGTTCGCGGTGGCGTCACCGCTGAACGTCGCTTGAGTGGTCCACCCGTTGTCCGTTGCGCCATCGGTCGTCGAAGCCGGCCCACTGTTCCAGCCGTCGGCAGAGGCCCGGCTGATGCGCCAGACGGTGTTGTTGCCGTTGTGGCCCCGACAGATCACCACGTGCACGCTGGCATCGGTGCCGAAGTACACGAAGGCTGAGTGGTCGTGCTGGTTGCTGACGTTGGTCGTCCGGCGGCAGAACTCCAGCCCTTGGACCGTCCACACGCGCGAGGCCATGTCGGGGCGGGTCGCCCGGAAAAGCATCGTCACTTGCTCGGTGCCGGAAGCGGGCGAGTTCTGGTAGTCCACGCACGCCGTCCACACATCCACCGGGCGGTTGGTCCGGTCTGTCTGGCCGTTGGCCCCCCGAGCGGTCCACATGGCGTTGTTCCAGATTGATCCCCGCTGCACGCCTGGGTTGGCGTTGGCCGCGCGAGTGACCAGGTAGAACCTGCCGCCGATGTCGTCCCACGCACACAGGGCCGAGGCCCGTACGTCCCATGCTGATCCGGTCCAGAACGTCGCCCGGCACCACACCATCACCAGCCCGTGCGCCACGATCGCCGACAGCGGCTCGTACCGCCAATTGGCATCCTCGCCGAAGCCCGCACCGGAACCCCGGAGCAGGTCCGCCCGGTTGGCTCCAGCCTTGTTCGCGCCGCCGAGGTCGCCCGCTTCCGAAAGGATCGAGCGGATGACCGAGCGGTTGCCCGTGCCTTCCATGCGAACCGTGTTGGCCGCCGCGTCGAAGGCGTTCACCCCCCACGTATGGCCCACATGGATGCCGATGGTGTACGACGCCGAGCCGGGGGTCCGCACGGTGACGACAACCGGGGTCGTCCCATCCACGTCCACGCCCGAGCCGAGGGACTGCACGAACGCGCCGCCCGCCGTGGCAACGCTTGACACGACAGTTGGGGCCGCCGGAGCAGCGAGGTACGCCGCCTGCGAGTCGAACACAGGCTGGCCAGCGGGGATGCTGGTGCCGGTCTTGTCCGTCGTCGCGTAGTTGCGGCCGATGCCCAGAGCCAGCCCGGAGGCTGCCAGCACGCGGCCGTTGAATCGAATCGCCCGATCAGGCATTGGTGTTCTCCCGTGCAGCCTGCTTGGCCGCGTGTCGCGCCGCCGCCTGGTCCCTCAGCCACGCCTCATACGTCTGGCGAAGCACGCTGTTGGGGTCGGCGTGCTTGGGGTGACACCCGCAGCCGGGGTACGACCGCTCAGGGTCGAACGGCTGGGTGTCATCCACGGGTTGGTGTTCGCTCACGGCTTGCTCCGTTCCAAACGCTCCAAGATGCGAGCGAGGGTCTGTTCAATGGCGTTCAGCCGGGCCTCGATGCGGTCCCGCTGGCTTTCGGCTTTAGACTCCATGACCTCGACGCGGTCCTCCAGCGCGTCCAGCCGCTGGCTGCCCACGGCACTGGATGCCCAGAGGGTGAGGGCGGCAGCCGCCACGGGGACGATGAACAGCCCCAGCAGCGTGGACCAACGAACGGTCACGTCGCTGGCGATCACGCCTTCTTTGTTTGCAGTCATGGAGTTCTCCGAGAAAACCCGCCCCAGCCTTTCGACCTGGAGCGAGCGCAGAGTGGTGGGATTACAGAGCGACCCATGCGGCGTTGGTGGCGATCATCGCCTGATTGGTCGTGTTGTTGTAGATGAGCATCCCGGTCATCCACGCCGCCCAAGTGGGCGGAGCGGCAACGCGCGGAATGAACACGCCGTGCGCACCACCCTTCGCACCAAAGCGAAGAATGGCAGCGGTCACGGTCGCGTCGTCGTTGCCAGCGGCGACATCTACCGCTCGGATGTTGGCCGCCAGCGCAGTGCCGTTGGCGGTGACACTGAGGTAGTCAGTGCGGGTCGTGTCCTCGCGGCCCGTGGCCAGACGAGGACGGAGGGTGCCCAAGTCCGTAGTACGGACCAGGCCTTCGCTGCAAATAACAGGCATGTGAATGTTCCTGTGTTGGGGGTGCGGGGATCAGAATCAGGAGGTCTGGACGCCAATCTCGCCAGCGAGCCACGGGCACCAAACGCCCATGCCGAACATCACGCGGGTGCGAACCAGCGTGCTGTCGCGGTTGCTATCCGGGTAGACGAGGCTGTTCACGCCACCGCCAACCTCCGGCATGGCCACGGCCGCGCCGTTGGACGAGCGAACCAGAGCCAAGGCCACCGGCTCCACAGTGCCAGCACCAGCCGAAAAGTTGCCGTTGTAGCGGGTCAGGTCGGTGGTGATGTTCGTGGTCGGCATGAAGTTGGTCGGCGGCATCACGGCGAAGCCGTGAATCGTGCCGATCGCGCGAGTGGAGATGTCCACGCCGCCGGGGCTTGCCCGGTTGGTGAAGTCCGCACTGGTGAGCCGGTTGCTGTTGGTCAGCACTTGCACCATGTACGGGGTGGTAACGATGATGCGGTCGCCGAGGGCGCGAGGAAGGTTGTCCTCATCCATCTGGCGAGCGAGAGTGGCGATCTGCTGCTCAAAAGCATCCGCGCCGGTGGAGTTGAGCGGGAACGCGCCAGTGCGGCCACCGGCATTGGTCACGATGACCCGGTTTCCGCCGTCGTGGACGTTGGCCACGGAGCCAGTGCGAGCCGCAAGAATGGCCATGCGGATCGCCAGCGACTCCAGACGCTCGGCGGTGATGCGACCGCATTCCCGCGCCGCCTTCGCCACCACGTCCCAACGGGCGAGAACCTGGTCGATGTACGGAAGGCGAAGAGCCTTGATCCACGGGTCGTCCACAAAGATGTTCAAGAACGCCTGAGCGGTGGTGCCGCCCTCGATGAACTGGCCGGGGATGTGGTAGACGCCATCTTCCGGCGAGTTGCCGACGATGGGGAAGTCGTGTGAGGAAGTGCCGTCGCCGAGCGAGTAACGCCCGATGAACGGCGAGTTGTACAGCATCGTGATGCGATCAAACGCCTCAGCGACGGTGTCGTTCAGCAGCGTTTGCGTCAGGGCGCGCTCGTCGGAGCCAACCTGAAGCGAACGCGCCACATTGACAATGTCCATGTGTGAGTCCTTGAAACGGGGTTGAGGGAGAACCGCCTCGCTGTCAAGGTGTCCAACCGCCAGCCGGGCCGCTCATCGCGGGTGTCCGGTTCGGTCGGGCTTTCCAACTTCGGCAAAAACGAAAAGACCGCACGCCCTTGCGAACGTGCGGCCCAGGAGGAGAACAGCCAGTGATTGGGTATGGGTGTAGGCTGCTCCTGTTGTTCTGTCAGGAGGGAATCACGGTGTCGGTCTTGGCGGACTTCTTCTTCACCGGCGCGTCACCAGTGACGACGCTCAACTTCGCCTCCAACTCCGCGACACGGCGAGACAGGGCGGCCTCCGCGCTGTTAGGCGTCGGGTCGATGCCGGTGATCTCGATGATCTTCTCCAGCAGTTTGGTCTTCGCCTCGCGCTCGGTTCCGCCGGTGTCCGACGCCACGATCTTGCCCTCTGAGTTCTTGGCAATGGCCTGAACATACG